AGAGTGTTAGATCCTAATGGAGACTGGAACCCTCAGAACTCAGGAAGCCCTTATTTCGGCCTTCTACAGCCTCTTAGGAAGCTTATTATCGTCGCTGAGCATTTAGGGGTGGACTACCCATTATTCGCCGGCTACACGACTGCCTATAACTACACCTACCCTAAGGGTGAAGAATTTGGTTATATAGATATATCTGCTACAGATGCTTTTACTTTATTCAATAAGTCAGCTATCACAGCGGTAACAGGGGCAAGCGCTGGAGATACACAGGCGATAGAATTAACCAGATCCTCGACACTATTGGATTTCCTAACAGCCAACGCCAGATAGATACAGGCGATGTAACGGTGCAGAATGATCCGGGTACTTTACGCTCAGTTTTACAGGCTCTCCAAAATGTCGAGTTTACTGAGTTCGGTGGCGTGTACATGTCTCCAGATGGCAAGGTAGTGTTTAGAGAGCGCACAGATGCTATCGAGACTCTAGGAGATACCCCAGTAGTATTTGATCAGAGTACAGGGATACCGTATAACAATCTTAAATTTAGCTTCTCAGATCAGCTTATCTTTAACGTGGCTAACTTTGAGCGTGTCGGTGGCACTATGCAGACTACCTTTAATCAGGATTCTATAGATACCTACTTTCCTCATGCGATCACTAAGCGGGATCTACTTCATGAGACAGATGCCGACACCCTAGATCTAGCGAAAACCTATATCAGCTCCCGAAAGAGTACCGATATCAGGATAGATAGCATGACCCTAGACCTCAACACCCCTAATTATGATGCTGGGATCGTGGCAGCTCTGGGGCTAGATTTCTTCTCCACGGTACAGATCACCAATGTCCAGCCCGGGGGATCTAACTTAACTAAAACTTTACAGGTATTCGGGGTAAATCATCAGATCACCCCTACTACATGGAACACTACACTTATCACAGGTGACCCGCTTATAGCTGGGTTTATCATAGGTAATGCAAACTACGGTATAATCGGCGTAAGTACACTATAGGAGAATACGATGGCAACAGGATTTCCAGCGAGCGTAGGAGATGTTCTTTCCGCGCCTATGTTTAACGAGTTAGTGGCCTTTACCATTAACACCCAATCAGGCACGACCTACACGGTAGTAGATACCGATCAGTATCAGGTACTAGTGCAAGCTACTAACGCGGCAGCTAAGACCTTTGACATCCCAACAGATGCCACTTATAACTTTCCTATCGGTACAGCTATTACTTTTCTTAACTCTGGAGCAGGTGATCTCACCATAGATGCAGTAACTCCGGGAACTACTACTATTACTTCAGCTGGAGCTTCTAGCGCTGCGCCCGTAGTCGGACAACACAAAGCCGCCACAGCGATTAAAACCGCTGCTAATGCGTGGAGTGTCGTAGGTGCAGTTAGCTAATGATTGGTAACTTATTACCCGGTGTTATTGATTTCAAACCTAGAGTTGCTTTAGCTACCGGTGGAACTATTACTAATGATGGAACTCATTTTTATCATACTTTTACAGGTAATGGAACCTTTACACCCTTACAATCTTTAACCGTTGAATATATTTTAATTGCTGGCGGTGGTGGTTCAGGTGGCGTTAGGGGCGGTGGCGGTGGAGCAGGTGGACTTGTTTATAATTCCTCAGCATCTTTAGCAGCTACTGGATTTGCTGTAACTATAGGTGGTGGTGGAGCTGCTGGGTCAAATGTAGATGGATCAGCCTCAGGCGGTATAGGAACAAACTCAACTTTTAACAGTCAAACAGCTAACGGCGGTGGCTTAGGTGGTGGCGGTGGAACATCAGGTCAACAAGATCCGGGCGGTAATGGTGGATCTGGCGGTGGTGGCGGTGGAGCTGATTCAGGAACTGGCGCAGCAGGTGGAACAGGTAGTCAAGGTTCAAACGGTGGAGTCGGTGGTGGCACTACTAGAACAGGCGGTGGCGGTGGTGGTAATACTGTTGCTGGTGCTGCTGGTAATACATCAGGCAACGGCGGTAACGGTACTGATTCCTATTCTTCTTGGGGTGTAGTTACATCAACTGGACAAGATGTTTCAGGTACTCGATGGTACGCAGGTGGTGGCGGCGGTGGTGGTGGTAACGCTGGCGTAGCTGGAACCGCAGGAAATGGCGGTGGTGGTGCGGGTGGTTATCAAGCCGCAGGAAATGTTGGAACAGTCAACACAGGCGGTGGCGCAGGTGGTGGCGCTCGTAACGAAAGCACAGGAGCTTTATTTGCAGGAGCTGCCGGCGGTTCAGGTATTCTTATAGTGAGGTATCTCGCATGAGTCATTGGGCAGAAATAGATAACGATAATAAAGTTATTAGAGTTTTAGTTGGTGATAATAATGATCCAGCTGGCGATGAAGGTTATCAATGGTTAATAGATAACTTAGGTGGTACATGGATTAAAACTTCCTACAATGGAAACGCAAGATATAACTATGCAGGTATTGGGTTTACTTATGATCCTATTGATGATGCTTTTATCGCGCCAATGCCAGACTGTGACCATGATGAATTGTTACTAAACGATTTAAAGAAATGGGAGTGTAGTAATGGCGAACACACCCCGATTATCTAAAGCCTTAGTACAGCTACGGGAGCAATTTGACGATAGCTTCCCTAAAAGGGATAGAAAAAGTGATGGGTGGTTGGGAGATGCGAGGCATTCGGCTACTGTATCGGATCATAATCCAGATGTTAATGGCTGGGTTCGCGCTCTTGATGTGGATGCTGATCTCGATCGAAATCCTGAATCAATGGCAAAAATCGTTAATCAGATCCGAAAGCGAGCAAGGAAAGACGGCAGATTAAACTACATCATTTTTAACGGCAGAATAGCATCACGAAAGAGCCTCTGGGTGTGGAAAAAGTACCGAGGGATTAACCCTCACCGTACCCATGCACACTTTTCAGCATTAACAACCGCAGACCGAGATAACAAGTTTTGGAATGTACCACTACTAGGGGGTTCACAATGATTAACGACTACATCAAGCATCCAGCTCTTTTAGCTTTGGGTGGCTTCTTAGCAGCTTGGGCAGGGAGTGATTTTGCACTTGACCACCGCGCAGTTTTATGGGCTGTCGTTGCTGGCATCTTTGGTTATGCCAAGCCTATTAAATGACCCCGGCAGAATGGGGCGGCATACTTGCAGGGATGGTTGCTATTGCGGCATCCTTCCTAACAGCTCTCAGGTGGATAGTTCGCCAATTTGTGAACGAGATAGGGCAAGCTCTTAACAACAGGATCAATACCCTAGAGATCGAGATCGGCGTGTTGATGGAAAGACAGTCGGCGATCTATGAGACACTTATTACGAAAGGGGCGAGACATGGCACAGCGAAAAACAAAGGCTCAAAAGCTGGCCTCGTTACGCGCAAAAGAGCGAGCCGCTAAACGTACCAAAGAGATAACTAAGTTAGATCAATGGGCTATAGCGATCTTTGAAGTGGCTACATCCATGAGACGGGCGGGCTTCGATGAGCCTACCATCATGGGTTATATAGCAGATCAAAGACTCCCAGAGTGGGTTCACCCAGATCATTTCGATCCTTTCCGAGATGATGACGAGGAAGAGGACGACGATTAAGCGAATAGCTTTTGTACCTGATCTTCAAGTACCATTTCATAGCGAGCTTATGGTTAATTCCATGGCTCGCTTTCTTGCTAAGTGGAAGCCTCATCGTACCATCCAGATAGGTGACGAGATCGATCTACCTCAGTTACGAAATGGCGCATCAAACCTAGAAGAAGCCATGGGTGATATAGATGAAGAACGTAGCTGGACTCAAGAGATCCTAGAACAGCTCGGAGTAACTGACGTGCTGGGATCTAATCATGGCGCAAGGGTGTATAAGTCTATGATGAACAGGCTCCCAGCCTTCACAAAACTACCTGAGATGGCTTACCACCGTTTCATGGGTTATGACAAAATGGGCATCCAATACCATCCTCAAGGCTTAGCCTTTGCACCGGGGTGGGTGGCTATCCATGGAGACTCAGTACCACTATCAAATAAGCCAGGACAAACAGCCCTTAACGGCGCTGTAAGGCTCGGAAAGTCAGTAGTATGCGGCCACACTCACAGACTAGGGATATCGGCCGTCTCAGAGGCTTACAGAGGCCAATACGGTCGTATTCTATGGGGGGTAGAGGTCGGAAACGCGGTCAATCTATCTAGCGTGGGCATGTCCTATACGCGGGGTTACGCTCAATGGCAGACGGGTTTTAGCGTAGGTTACCTAGATGGCAAGAAGTTTTACCCTGTGAATATCCCTATGGATAAAGACGGATCTTTCGTATTTGAGGGTAAGCGTTACCGATGATCCGAGACATAGTACCGCTCTACAAAGACACAGACACCCTCATAGATGAGTGGGAAGCGAGCGCACCGTATGACCAGCATCACATTCCGACACGCTTTCAATCTCGTAGGTCTAAGCTAGCCTAATCCTGTTCCCGAAATACGGGACAGGAAAGGAAAACATGAAAGCTAGACAGCTGGAACAGCTGGTCAATAATAATCTTGACTCGGCTATCGTAGCCTTAAACGATCTGAACGACTTACCCGCTACTGAGCGATGTATTCTCAGAGCTTTCTATAATCTGCAACGCCTAGCCAATGTGACGGCAAGAGCATGATGATCGCAGCCCCCTATTACTTACTCGCTATCTTTGGAGCTTTTACAGCCGTTATTGGCTATGCTGCCCTAACCGAGCATTGGTACTGGAAAGGATATAGAGATGGAAAACGATTCGAGCAAAACAATAAAAGCCAGCGAGTTATTAAATGAGGCTAACACAGTTAGACAAGAGCGCGGGCTTATCTATGGTAACCCCTATTACAATATGGAAACCACCGCGAAAATGGTCAGCGCCTATATCAATACATATATCACGCCTGATCAAATGGCAGTTATCCTCGCACTCGTCAAAATTGCCAGACTCGCACAGACTTCCGGATTTGAGAATAAAGACAGCTACGTGGACGGTATCAGCTACTTGGCTATCGCGGGAGAATGTTCGACTTACCAAGAATATCTCAACGATGACGATTACAGCTAACAAAGATAATCTGATCTGGTGCGATATGTGTAAGCTGAGATTTGGGGCTAAACATCCTAAAGGACAAACCCCAGCTAGATGGATAGTAGTAAGCGAGACAATGGAGCGCAAAGGCAATACGCGCTCCTACTGTCAGCCGTGTGCTAATGAGGTACAAACTCGACACGATGGCTCAACATGGAGTTTTAGAGAGCAGTTAGATTATGCGTTACGAATGGAGCAGTTAGATGTCTATAAATCTGAATGATTATGAAGATGTGGCAAGTCTGAACCAATGGTTTCAGCCAAATTTTCCCATGGGATCTTTACGAATCTTAAAACAGGAGCATCACATTATTACTAATAAAGATGGGAACGTAGTAGATGAGATATTTGTAGTTCAAACGGGTGCGTTTAGAGATGTGAATGATCTCCACCCTGCTACCATGAACGTGGCTCGAGGTAAACAAAGCGAATATCCGAAACACATGGCAAGATTTTTCGCTGAGGATGTGACAACGAGCAGCTATGGCAGGTGCATAGCATTACTAAAAGCTACTGATAAAACAGCTACAAAAGACAGCATGGAGCAAGTAGTTAGATCAAAGACTGATATAGAGCAGATTAAGGTATTTAAGCCACTACCTAAGCCGATAGAGATCCCAGAGGGCAAGCCATTACCTAATGAGCCTGAAACTGTTATCTGGGATGAAGTAGAAGTAAAGGCCGTAGATGAGCAGGTAGATTTTATGCAAACACTTCAAGAGAGCCTCAACGCTGAGGTTATTGATATGAGGTGTTCACATGGGCCCCGAATTTCTAAACGCGGGGTCAGCAAAACGGGTAGGGCATATTATGGTTATGTCTGCGCTGCAAGCCCTAAGAGTGAACAATGTGAGCCAGTCTGGGGCAAGGAGATGAGTGGAAAATGGGTGTTTGAAGATAAGGCGGTGCATTATGGAAAGTAGCCAATTTGAAGGCATGAAAAACGGCTT